GCGGTTGCCCGGCAGACGCAAAGTCCATCAGTTGGTTCAACATGGCTTGCGATCCAGCAGTAAATGTGGACTTTTGATTCACTGCAGCAAACGCGGCGTTGAGGTTCGCCATTCCCGCAGAGGCCAGGTTGCTATCCCGATGCAAGCCACGCATGACAGTTCGCACGCTGGCCATATTGGAACCGAGTTCCTTAAACCCGAGAACGCTGCCCTTATAGCCCCACATGGCTACCTGTTGTTCTCGCAAGGCAGCCGACAGGCCGGCAAGGGCGGCCGTTGCAGCCGCTGCTCCGCCAGCAACCATCTTGACGGCGCCGTGGTATCCCTTCATGAGCCACTTGCCAACGCCTAATAGGGCGTGGACGGCAATCATTGAGGCCGCCATCAAGGCGAATTCGGCAACAAAGAACTTGGTGGCCATGCCAAGGGTCTTGGTAATGATCATACCTATACCCTTGACCGCCTTGGACCAATAGTCCATGACGCGCCTGAACTTAGTCATTGACTTGTTCAGACTCTTGCCAAGTTTATTACTAGAAGCACCCATGGAAGCGAACTTCTTTTCCGCAAGAGCGGACGCAGCACCTATTCGTGCAATAGACCTTTCGGCCTTGCGAAAATTCCGTTCACCACGAAGGAGAACTCTGATTGCAAGATCAGCATCTGCACCGGCCATAAGTACTCCATAGAGGCAGCCGACAGGGCGGCACTTTTAACCGATCGATCAGGGACGATTTCGTTCCCGGTCGCGCTCCTGTTCCTCACGGTCTTCCGTAATAACTTTAGCACAGGCCATCAAAATCAACCATTCGTCGTCGTCAGATCTAAGTAGTTCTAAGGGACTGGCGTGAAAAACTTCCGACATCCGAGCCGCTGATTTTACATACGAATCTTCGATTAAGAAATCGAAGACTCGTTCATAGGGTCCACAGTTTCAACCGTGTCCGAATAACCAGCAGCCTCCAATACGGCAAGGGCTGCTGACTCGACGTGAGGATCGTTTCCAAAGAATGACCTGACAGCGTCAGGAACCGGACGCGACTCACCGGTCATCTTGAGAATGTCCGGAGAAGCGAAGTTCAGATACACCCCGTCTTCGGTAAATACCTCTTCTCCATCTATTTCGATACCAACCGTTGTGTGCCCAACGACATAGCAGGCGAACTTCGTGGGATCCAAACCGTTCTTGGTGTCCTCGCCAGCGTGCTTGCGCCAACTGCGCATCTGATTCTGGGAGATGTTGGGGCTTGTGCGGATGTACACGCCCTCACGGGCGGGCACCTCAAGCAGCACCACGGTTCGCTCGACCTCTTGGGAGATGGTCTCCTTGAGTCGATCAAGGGGAGTGTCCAGTGACTTGGCAGCCTTCTTCGAGGGGGCAGCCTTCTCAGCCGGGGAATCTTCGTACAGTTCGTCAGCCATAACCAGGAAACTAGCACACGCCAGTGCTTACTGGCGGTAACCCCTAAGAGGATCAGGCAGTGGCGGTGGTCGAGGGCGGGGATACGTCCTGAATGGCGAACGTCAGCGAGAAGGTAGCCGGAGCACCCGACGAGGCGTCGCCCTCGGGTTCCGTAATGCCCACAAGCAGCGCATCGTTGTACACCCGGTCAACCCCGGGTTCGAGGATGTCGCAGTTGTAGGTCTTGATGTTGATGTTGTAGTAGGTCTGCCCCACCAGCGGCCTGAGGTCGCCCAACTTTTTGGCGAGACCCGCACCACCATCACTCGTCTCGTAGTCGTCGTCCATGTGGGCCGTGAGGGTGATGTCGCCGATCTCGTATGGCGCACACAGCACGGTGGGGTGCTTGGAGCCGCCCTCGTAGATCTTCTCGACAGCCGCAGTGATCTCGCCACCAGCCACCTGTGCAAACTTAAACTCAGTCCACTTGGGGTGAGTGTCGTTGACTGGAATAATATCTGCCAGTACCTGTCGCTGTGAAACCTTGTTAGCCATTGGTTATACCCCCGTTACACCACTGAGGTGGTGAGGTTGGACTTAGTGATGTCGACGTTGATCTTGTCCCCGACACTGGAAACCCGCACCCCCACCTTGGCCTTGACTAGACCCGTTGCCAACTGAATGGCTGGGTTGATGCCAGCATCGCACTTGACGGTGTAGCCGTAATCCATGCGCTTGCCGTTGGCATCGAATGCCTCATAAAGGGCTCCAGCCCGTCGTAGAGGCTCAAGGATTGCGACCAAACGGGCCGAGATGGAAGCGAAGATGCTGCTTCGCCCATCGATCACCGCGAAGATCAGGTCCTCAAGTGTCCGGTTGGCGTCGACGACCACACCATTGACAACATCCTGTGCCGTGATGTAGCGGAAGTTTGCCGTATCGGTCGATAGGGAACGAGCGCCGTACACGCGAATCGTGCCGTTGATGATCCGAATGGCGTTACAGCCGTCCGCATCCAACAGGTCGCCATTCGTCTTGTCGACTTCCAGTTCCAGAGCAGTGATGTAGCGAGCATTCGAGATGATGCCAGCACCCGGATGGTGTGGACCAACCTGGTTGTGGGCTCGCGCCCGCACGGCAGCGGCATAGCCGACCGGCGGAATCATGCGAGTAACACCATCCACATCAGTGGGCTGGAACACCCACGGGAAGTAGTACGAGGCATGCTCCGTGTGTGACTCGGTAGCCATTGTGCGAGCAGCAGTAATAGCGTTAGCGATTGACGTTGCAGCCGCAGAGTGAACGATCGCGACCCTGTTGTAGGAGTTGGCGTGTGCGATCAGGCCCTGATACACCGCCGTAGCGGCTGATTCAGGGTTTGCGACGGCTCCGGTGCCATAAGCATCGTTGAAGAGCGTCAGGGCGGCCGTATGGTGGGTAGCGGTAACGCTGGCGCGGTCGTCCGCACCCGCGCTCAACGCGGTTGACGCCGCGGCAGCGCAGATGGCGCCACCTTCGTCGGTGACATCAACGAGGTTGGAAGCAATTGCGCTGAGAGCGAACTTTCCAACGACCGCAGCATTGGTGGCACAGTCTCCGGAGGAGAACTGGTTGACACCGCTGAGTGCAAGGGTCACGTTAATGGTGCCAGCAGCCGAACCGGCTACAACCGTAACCGTAAGGTCACTACTCCATGCGCCGGCACCGATTGCGTCGAACTTCAGGGCGTCAGCCGACGACGCGTCGTCCAGTGTGAGCGTGCCAGTTGTGGCCGCAGGGCCCACAACTCGGCCGATGTAGCACTGGGTGCCGCCCTCTTCAAAGAAGGTCTGGACGGTGGGGTGCAGATATGCATAAGAGACATAGCCTCCGTACACCTGCTCGAACGCTTCCTGGCTTGTAACCAGGGAAGCGGCGGCCGTTGGCCCTCTATCGGCCAGGCCGACAAAGAAGGCCTGGGAAGATTGACGAACAGTGGCGCTCGTTGGCCCTGTTCGAGTTGCAGTTGTTATGACTACGCCAGGCATATATACCGTCCCGTTAGTTGTCGAACCACCCGACAATGCGGCTGCTTGTATTGTACAAGGCCCTTGCTAGCCCTGATGAACCTACTAACCATTAAGGTTACCATCTGCAGATCATTCGGAGGCAGGCCCTTCGGAATCATCGGAATCTCTTTTTGACTTCGCGGCAGCCTTAGGCTTTACCGTTGGGGGGGGAGGGGCAGGGGGAGGATTCATGATTGCCAACTGTCCACTTTCAACCATTAACTCACCGAAGTGGTCAAGAGAAGAAATGAGCGCAAATGACTTAGGCCCTAGACTGTGGCCCTCCTCCGTCACCTGCACGACGTGACTGTGGGGATTCCTGAGGACAACTCCCAACTCGTGGGAGTAATCCTCGGGCGTGGCGATCAGGGTATAGGTGATTTCATTCATATGATGATTGTACCTTATTCGTCGCTAATGAGTTGCTCGCTGCCATCGAACCGACTCTCGACAAAAAACCACTTATTGGCGATTGCCGTCTGCACAAAAGATGACTCTGGTGAGCATAAGTAGTATCCATAGGGCTCGGTCTTGTGAGGGACGTCGCAGAGGTCGATGAGCATTTGGCTGCGGTTTTGAATCACGATGGCATTTACCCGCCAAACGTCAAGGGCTATGGCGTCCAGGGGACATCCAAGCGTGTGGCAGATGCAGTCACTCATGGCAGAAGTTGGAACATTTCATTTTCACTGCCGCCATCAATCGGCAAATCGAGTGATGTATCAGCAATCCCGGTTTGCTTGATTCCGAATGAAAGCACGTCCATTGTCCCGATATCTGCCCTCGCCACGACCTCGTCAATATGGAAGTCGTAACCGAGATATCCACCAGCCATGATGCGATCCCCCTTGAGGAGGGTCAAGTCAGAGAATTCTTCGCGCATGGTGGTTGTTTCCACGGTGGCATTCCACGTCTTGGCGGGATCCGTTGCGTTCACGCAAGGCCTGTCCAGCAGGGCGGAACGGATTACGGTTACCAGTCGATCACGCATGGTGGTAGTTGCCTCGGATCCCGCTGTTCGAACCCAGACATACGTCCGCATCGTGTAGCCCATCCGATATATGGGATCAGAGTTGCGATGGCCAATCGGTTCCATGCTGCCAGTCGAGATGACCACCGTGATAATGGTGGGCCACTTGTCGATGGCAATTGGCTCATAATTCAGATACCTGGCTGGATCAGGCAAGTCATTGCTATCCAACTGCCAACCATTGCGATATTCAGTCAAACGAGTAGGGATGTCAGTCTTCAGATAGTCCGTAACGTACTGCTTCGCAAACTGCGAACCGTGCATGAGGTCATAACTAGTGTCCTGTGGCATTACATACCCACCAGTGACTTTCTACCTTCTGTGATGTACTGAACTATTCGAGGTTCCCAGCGTTTCTC